ATGCCGCACACACTTTAACTGGACTAGTTCTGAGTCCTAACAGTGGTATAAGGATTAATGAGTTTGCTGGAAATGATGTGTTTGTCAAACTCACTCTCGCTGGTACTGCTGTAACCGCAACGAACGGAACTTATGTAAAAGCATCTACTTCTTTAATCATACACCCAGAAGAAAAACCGCATCTTGGGCCTGGTAATATTTTACTAGACGGAACAGATTCTAGTTCTTCTAATGCTGGTGATTAGATTACTGCTGAGTCTGGTGTGGATTCAACTGGTAAGACTGTCCTACAATACAATCGAGCAGAGGACAACTTCACACTATCTGTTAAGAACGAAACAAACGGTTCAGATGGTGGTGTACACGTTGAAGAAGTTACGTTTGTACAGAACGCATAGGACAGGATCATGGAAACAGTTAAGTTATTTTCGGAACAATTTTCAGATGAGGTAGAATACATCTGCGAAGAAAAAGAGAACGGTAATAAAAATTACAAAATTAAAGGTATCTTTATGCAAGCGGATATTAAGAACCGTAATGGTCGAGTATATCCAATGGAAGTATTGCAGAAAGAAGTTAAGAGATATAACAAAGAGTATATCAACGAGAAACGTGCGTTTGGTGAGTTGGGACACCCAGATGGCCCAACGGTAAATCTAGAACGTGCATCACATTTAATTACTGCATTATATCCCGATGGAAAGAACTTCATCGGTGAAGCAAAGATACTAAAAACACCTATGGGTGAGATTGTAAAAAATCTCATGGACGAAGGTGCAAAATTAGGCGTGTCCTCTAGAGGAATGGGTAGTTTGGATCAAAAGAATGGTGCGAACTACGTTAGAAGTGATTTCTACCTTGCAACTGCGGCAGACATTGTTGCAGATCCTTCCGCTCCCAACGCATTTGTTGAAGGGATGATGGAAGGAAAAGAGTGGGTTTGGAATCATGGATCTCTTGTAGAGGCCGAACTAGTGCGTATGAAAGGACGAGTTGAACAAAGAGTTCGGTCTAGACACGCAAAAGAGGACGCTTTGGAGTTTGCAAAGTTCCTCAAAATGTTATAATTTATAAATAATCGTTAATAAGAATATAAGGAGAAATCCCCATGGCGGACAACGAATTAGATAAATCAATTGAGGAGCTGGAAGCTGAAGTTCTCGCAGAATTAGAACTTGAAGAGGCCAATGGTCAAGATGCTCCTGCAAAAAGTGGCGCTCCTGCTGACAAGATGGACAAAGTAGACGGTGAAGTCCAAGATACAGGTAAAGCAGTAGTTGACCCAGAACAAAAAGATGCGCCTGCAAAGAAGGTTGCAGCTAAAGCAAAAGAAGTTGGTGGTCAAGCACCGCAGAAGGGTGAAGGAAAACCCGACAAGATGGATAAACTTGCTGCTGGTGATGAAATAGATCACGATGGTCAAGTTATGGCAGAAGCAGAACATGAAGATGACGAAGAAGAAAAAGAAGTTGAAGAAGAAATGCCAAAAAATGGTAAAGAAGCACAAGAGATGATGTTAAAAGCGATGAAGAAAATGAGTGCTACTGAAAAGAAAGATCTTTATGCAATGTACATGAAAAATGCTGCACATGACGATGACGAAGAAGATGATATGGATGAAGTCAAGAAGGAAGCCATTGAACAACGAGTTAAGGAAGTAGACGTTGCAGAACACGTTGAAGCACTCGTAAATGGTGAAGGTGACTTATCCGAAGAATTTAAACGTAAGGCTGCAACAGTGTTTGAAGCCGCGGTTAAATCTAAGATTCGTACAGAGATCGTAAGACTCGAAAACGAATACGAAGAAAAACTGAAAGAAGATGTACAATCAGCAACAGAAGAGATGACTGATAAAGTCGATACATATCTCAATTATGTTACTGAGGAATGGATGAAGGAAAATGAACTCGCAATCGAACGTGGATTAAAAGGTGAGATTGCAGAAGATTTCATTTCTGGTTTGAAACAACTATTTGAAGATCACTACATTGATATTCCAGACGAGAAATATGATGTGTTAGAAGCACAGTCTGAAAAGATTTCTGAACTAGAGAGCAAACTTAGTGAAACAATCGAGAAGAATGTATCATTAAAGGACAACAATGCTACACTGGTTAAGGAACAAGTCATATCTGAGGTTTCTGAAGATTTGGCTGACACAGAAATTGAAAAGTTTAAGTCGTTGATAGACGATGTTGATTATTCTGACGAAGATTCTTTTCGTGAAAAGTTAGGTACTTTGAAAGAAAGTTATTTTCCAAAGACACCAATATCAGAATCGACTGAAACAGTTGATGATGTAGAAACTGGCACCGCACAGGACATTGATCTAACTCCATCTATGGATGCGTATATGTCTGCCATAGGTAGAACGGTCAAATAGTGCAAAAAAGTTAATTTATAAATAAAAGTAGAAAAATAATAAGGAGAAGCTCTAATGTTTCAAACAGAACATCTACAAGAAAAGTGGCAGCCAGTCCTTCAACATCCCGATCTCCCAGAGATTGCGGATAGTTACAAGCGGGCAGTCACTACAGTAATCTTAGAGAACCAAGAAAAGGCTCTCAGAGAAGATCGTGCGTTTCTTTCAGAAGCCGCACCAACTAACTCAACAGGAAGTTCAGTTGATAATTGGGATCCAATTCTAATATCACTGGTCAGACGTTCAATGCCGAACCTAATCGCATATGATATATGCGGTGTTCAGCCAATGACTGGCCCAACAGGACTTATCTTCGCAATGCGTTCACGTTTCAGTTCTCAAACTGGTGCAGAAGCGCTCGCAGACGAAGCATTTCCTGATATATCTAACCAGAACGCTGCTGGAACTATCGGTGGTGGGGATATTGGTTCTACAGAAACTAACCCTGCTGTTCTTAACGATAGTCCTTCTGCTGGAACATACACCAGTGCAACAGGTATGACTGCTGCTCAGGGTGAAGCATTAGGTGATAACTCTAGTACTAACGTATTCGGAGAAATGGCGTTCAGTATCGAGAAGCATACGGTTACTGCGGTAACACGTGCCCTCAAAGCCGAGTATTCAATGGAACTTGCACAAGACCTTAAAGCAATTCATGGTCTTGACGCAGAAACAGAACTTGCAAATATTCTGTCTGCTGAAATACTTGCAGAAATCAACCGAGAAGTTGTCCGTAACATTTATGTATCTGCGGTTCAAGGTGCTCAAGTCAATACAACGACTGCTGGTATCTTCGACTTAGATACAGACTCTAACGGTCGATGGTCTGTTGAAAAATTTAAAGGACTTCTCTTTCAATTAGAGAGAGATGCAAACGCAGTTGGTCAACAAACTCGTAGAGGAAAGGGTAATATGGTTCTTTGTTCTGCTGACGTTGCTTCTGCATTGCAAATGTCTGGACAATTGGATTACACTCCTGCTCTTTCCACAGGTATAAACGTAGATGACACAACTACAACATTCGCTGGTGTTCTTAATGGACGTTATCGAGTGTACGTTGACCCCTACGCTGCAAACGTAGCTGCTTCTCAGTACTACGTTGTGGGATACAAAGGTACTTCACCGTATGACGCTGGAATGTTCTACTGCCCATACGTTCCGTTACAAATGGTTCGTGCAGTTGGAGAACATACTTTCCAACCGAAGATTGGCTTCAAGACCCGATATGGTATTGCTGCTAATCCTTTCCATACTGGTACAGTTGCTGCAACCGCTGAAGGTGCAATCTCGATTTCGAGTGCAACTAACAAGTACTACAGGAAGGTTAAAGTTACAAACCTTATGTAATAATAAGAGTTGGTTAACCAACCGCCTTGATGTAAAAGGGGAACATTTTGTTCCCCTTTTTTTTCTAAAAGGAGAAGTACTATGTCTTGGGAAAAACCTAGTTATAAAGACATTCGTTTCGGATTTGAAGTTACTATGTACATTATGAACCGATAAATTCACAAGGGGTCGCAAGACCCCTTTTTTTATATAAATAATACGCATCATTCGATGCTCCATAAGTCATGGGTCAAAAGACTACAACATCGTTCATTCACTTAATTGTGAACGGAAGTAAGTGTAGTACGCTGAAGGAACGCATCTCAAGTAAAAAGGAGATGGTATCATGGCTAATTGTAACAGTGATTATCCCCCAAATCCGTATATAATTCTAGATGGTAAAAAATATTATCTGGAGTATACTGTTTGGGATAAATATTATTAGAAACTTTGGGGGAGATAATGTTCTCCCCCTTTCCTTATAAATAGATATATGGCAACATCAACATCACCATTATCTCGACAACCAGATAATTTAGATTATCTAAGTCCAACGCAGTTTAAGTTTAACATTCATCAATTACCGAAGGTTGAATTTTTCTGTACAGCTGCAAACGTGCCTGCAATAAATTTGGGTGAAGCAATTTTTCCTACACCGTATAAACAAATACCAGTAATGGGTGACACACTTACCTATGACAATCTTTCAATATCCTTTATTGTGGATGAGAATTTAGAGAACTATATTGAATTGCATGAATGGTTAACTGCGATTGGGTTTCCTAAAGACAGAGAACAATTTACGACATTTAGATCGTCAACAGCAGATTTACCAGTTATAACTCAAGGTGTTTCATATGACAGGGGTTTGACAACTGGTAGTTCTCAATTATCAACATCTGCGAGAGGAATGTTTGGAGATGCAATTCTTACCATACTTACCAACAAAAATAATCCAGTGGTGGAAGTTCGTTTTCAAGATTTATTTCCTGTTGCACTTGGAGCCCTAGACTTTACACAAGTTGCTACAGATGTCGAATATATATCTGTAACAGCAGACTTTAGTTACAAAATATATGAGATTGTAACATTATAACGGAGACTTTATGACCCTTGATGAATTGAAGGCGCAAGTTCAAAAAGACTTGCCAGTATTAAATGATGAACGACTAGACACTGAATCCCTAAGAAACCAAGAACTTTATTCCAAGTATCTAGACTACAAAACAAACTTTGAACTTTTACTGCACCGTTCAAAAGGTGAGTATAAAGTTTTGTATCGTGAGAAATGGGAATACTACGGTGGTAAGGCTGACGCAAAAATTTATGCGACTAAACCTTTCGATCTAAAAGTTCTCAAAACAGACTTGCACGTTTACATAGAATCCGATGAGGACATTATCAAATCAGAGCACAAGGTTGCGTATCTGGAATCGGTAATTAAATATATTGACGGTATTCTCAAATCAATTAGTAATCGACAATGGGATATTAAAAACGCAATCAGTTGGAGACAGTTTGAATCTGGAATGATATGAGCGTTTTTCTTGGTAAGTGGATTGGGTACTATGAAAATATAGTTCCCGATGAACTGTGTAATGACATTATATCTTATACTGTAGAAAGTAAGGAGTTGACACCATCTAAATATTCTACGCACACTGGAGAGAGTTCTAGGAGTGCTCAGAGGGTATATATGGACGATGTGTGGTTTCGGTTCGGTGAAGATAGATACTACGAGGAAATGAAAGAATACACACTCAAGGTTCTTAGTGTATATCAAAAGGTTCACAATGTTGCCTGTCAAAGATATACAGACTTCAGAGTAAACCGTTATGGTAGCGGTGGATATATGTCGGAACACATAGACAACATACATCACTCGCACGGCCAACAGTATGGTTATCCTCATTTGTCGGTGTTACTTTTTTTGAACGAGGACTATGAGGGTGGTGAGTTTGTTGTCGCAGACAACGAGTATAAAACCGAAAAAGGTTCTGCAATTATTTTTCCGTCTAATTTTATGTTTCCTCACAAGGTAAACAAGATAGAGTACGGTACAAGATGGAGCGTAGTATCATGGTTAATGTAAAATCATACAGCTGTTTTCCAACAATGGTGTACGAGTTTGATGGTGGACTATCAAAACAAAATCATGCAAATATGCTGAACATTCTCGACTTTGAAAACCCTGATAATAATTTGCATGAACATCTCGCATTTACTTCTTTTGCAAAAACAGTAAAAGAATGTACCAAAGAAATATTACATATCAATCAATATTTTTTTGAGGATATTGAGATAACAAATATGTGGGGCAATCTATTGAGTGAAAAAGAAAGCCACCCACCACACACTCATTCAAATAATATATTCTCAGGTGTCTATTACCTGAGAGCTTCTGACCAAACTGCACCCATACAATTTTTTGATCCCAGACCACAAGCATCGGTGTTCAAACCAAGAAACAGTCCAAACTGGAATAACTCTAGTATGATTCAATTTGATTCTGTCGAGGGTAAAGGTTTTATATTTCCGTCTTGGTTGATGCATTGGGTTCCACCCACAAATGGAGAAAGGGTCAGCGTATCATGGAATGTAATCATTAGAGGTGATTACGGTGAACCAAACACTTTACAAAATGCACATATCTAAACTCAATGAGGTTTATTTAAAAGTTGAAACTGACTCTGGACTCGCAAGAGAACTGTCAGATTATTTTACGTTTGAAGTGCCAGGCGCTCGGTTCATGCCCGCATACCGTAACAAAATTTGGGATGGTAAGATACGATTATTTTCTGCACAGACAGGAAAAATTTATTTTGGATTGCTGACATACATAGAACAGTTTTGTGTCGCAAACGAAGTCGAATATATAATAGAGGATAACTTAAAAGATGAGAAGCTCAATTTACAGAGAAGTACGGCGGAGGACTTTATCAAATCTCTCAGGCCCACTTCCAACGGAAAACTTTTGGAACTTCGTGATTATCAGGTTGATGCCGTACATTCAGCAATACGAAAGCATCGTGGTCTATTTCTTAGCCCTACCGCTTCTGGTAAATCGTTAATCATCTATGCACTGGTAAGATACTACGACATTTTACTAGGGGAACAGAAGGTGTTGATCCTTGTTCCAACTACATCACTGGTAGAGCAGATGTATTCTGATTTTATTGATTATGGTTGGAGTGATGATTACTTACACCGCATATACGCTGGACATGAAAGAGATACAAACAAGTCAGTGGTTATCTCTACATGGCAGTCGTTATACAAAATGAAAAAACCATACTTCAAACAGTTTGGTTGTGTGATAGGTGACGAGGCTCATTTGTTTAAGTCGAAGTCTCTCACCAGTATATTAACAAAACTTGATTTGTGTAAATATAGGTTCGGATTGACAGGAACTTTAGACGGAACGCAAACACATCGACTAGTCTTAGAAGGGTTGTTTGGTTCTGTAGAGAAAGTTACTACAACAAAAGAACTGATGGAGAGTGGAACACTAGCAGATTTAGAAATAAAATGTATCGTTTTAAAACATACCGAAGAAGAAAGTAAAAATTTAAGGGGGCTTAGCTATGCTGAAGAAATTAACTACTTGGTGGGGAATGACAGGCGTAATAGGTTTATTATTAATCTTAGCGATAATCTGGAGGGAAACACACTATGTTTGTTTCAACTGGTTTTAAAACACGGCAAACTTTTATATGATGAAATGAAGAACTTTGATAGACAGGTTTTCTTTGTCTACGGAGGTACAAACGCAGAGACAAGGGAAAACATTCGTGCGATTACAGAGAAGGAAAAGAACGCTATCATTGTTGCGTCATACGGTACATTTAGTACTGGTGTTAATATTCGGAACTTGCACAACATCGTGTTCGCAAGTCCAAGTAAATCTAAGATTAGAGTGCTCCAATCGCTTGGACGAGGGTTGCGTAAAACTGAAAGTAAACGTGCCGTTAGGCTCTTCGACATCTCTGATGATCTTACCTACAAGAGTCGCACAAATTATACATTAAACCATTTTTACGAACGAATAAATATATACAACGAGGAACAATTCAATTACAAAATCGATAGAGTAAAACTATGAATACTAATTACCAAATAATAAAATTATCAAATGGTGAAAATATTATCTGCGATATTAAAGAACAAAGTGGAAGTGAACCTAGTTTAGAGGTGGTTGCACCTTTGAAGATGGACGTTATGAGCCGCATGACTAAAAAAGGAATACAGGAAGGACTATCTCTTACTCGCTGGGTACAACCTTTTACAGATGAAAAAAATATTCAGATTAATAAATCGACAATAGTAACAATGGTTCCAGCTTCTATGGGTATGAGTAAATATTATGAATACGTTTTAAAAAGTATAAAGGGAATGAAGTTGGTTTCGTCTACAACGGAAGATATAGAAGAACCAACTGACGAGGAACTAGATGAAATAGCTTTGGAAGAACGTATACAAAAAGAACTTGACTCTTGGCACAAAGAAGAAGATTTAGAAAGACTGTTGGAAGAAACCTCTGAGTTTCTAAAAAAGAAAACAAGAACTCTTCATTAGTATTATCTCCCCTCTGGGTATATAAAATTATACAGATTAGTTAGGGCATTGTCAACACTTGACATTACCCTATCTTATACTGTATAGTAGATGACTAATTAAGTACAAATGTACATAACCAAAGGACAATGAATAATGGCCAGAAAAAAAGGCGTTCATTATGTTAACAATGCAAAGTTCCTAGAAGAACTAAAAAACTGGAATGATAGGTGTAGAGAAGCTGAAGAAGAAGGAGAACCAACTCCACAGGTGACAAATTATATCGGGGAATGTTTTTTAAAGATTGCAAACGGTCTTTCATACAGACCAAATTTTATTAACTATACTTACAAACAGGAAATGATTTCTGACGGTATAGAAAACTGTTTGCAATACATACACAACTTTAATCCTGAGAAATCTAAAAATCCTTTTGCTTACTTTACACAAATTATATACTACGCATTTATTCGTAGAATACAAAAAGAAAAGAAACAAACTCACATCAAACATAAGATGATTGAGAATCAAGAGTACATAGATTATGTTACACTAGAAGGTGATGACACAAAATATTCTGTACAAGGTTTTGATCCAACAATCATGTTACCCGATGAAGCTGTGTACAAGACAAAGAAAAAAGAACCCCAACAAAAAACTGAGGGTCTAGAAAATTTTATGGAGACTGATACTTGAAAATTGCTTTGATAACCGATACCCATTTCGGTGCTCGTAATGATAACTTAAATTTTAATGAATATTTCTACCAATTTTATGAAGGATTATTTTTTCCGTTTCTACAACAGAATAATATAAAGCATTGCATACATTTAGGCGATGTACTTGATAGACGCAAGTATATTTCCTATCGTATTGCAAAAGATTTTCGTGAACGATTTATTCAGCCATTCAATCATCTTGAAGTGCAGTTGCATATGATCGTGGGAAACCATGACATCTATTTTAAGAATACGAATGATGTAAACTCATTGACCGAATTACTTTCAGATAAGTTCGACAATGTGCATATCTACGCAGAGGCACAAGAGGTAGACTTCGATGGTTTTCCGATATTGTTAATGCCTTGGATCAATCCACAGAATGAGATCTATGCGTTAGGTATGATGGATGACACACGAGCTGATACGATGTTAGGTCATTTAGAGATTGATGGTTTTCAGATGTATGCTGGTTATGAATCTCAAGGTGGATTATCGAAGAAAGAGTTTCAAAGGTTCGATACTGTAATGAGTGGCCACTTTCATCACAAGTCTGATGACGGTCAAATCTTTTATCTGGGTTGCCCGTATGAGATTACTTGGAGTGATTATAATGATCCGAAAGGGTTTCACGTTTTCGATACAGAGACAAGGGAACTGCATCGCATAATCAATCCTTACAAGATGTTCAGTAAGATTTACTATGATGATAGTAATGAGAACTATGAGGAACATGATGTTAAGCAATACCGAAACCAGTATGTTAAACTAATTGTTGTAAACAAGAAAGACCTGTATGGGTTCGACAAGTTTACTGACCGATTACTTCAGGCTGATTGTCATGAGGTGAAAATCATTGAGGACTTTTCAGACCTTGATGCAAATACTGTGTCTGATGATATCGTTGAGAATACAGAAGATACAATGACATTGTTAGGAAAATACATTGATGACCTTAGTGTTAATCTTGACAAGACCCGACTCAAAACTATGATGAGGTCGTTATATACTGAAGCACAGGACTTAGAACTTTGATAAATTTTAAAATGGTTCGGTGGAAGAATTTTCTTTCCACTGGAAATACTTTTACTGAAATTGACCTAACAAAAAATTCAACAACACTCATCATCGGAGAGAATGGCTCAGGTAAGTCAACCATTCTTGATGCGTTGTGTTTTGGTTTGTTTGGTAAACCGTTTCGTACCATCAACAAAGCACAACTGGTAAACTCAATCAATACGAGTGGTTTAGTTGTGGAGGTTGAGTTTACGATTGGTTCTCGTAATTACAAAGTGATTCGAGGTATCAAACCAAACGTATTTCAGATTTACGATAACGACAAACCAATGAATCAGGAAGCCAGTGTTAGGGATTATCAAAAGATACTTGAGCAACAAATACTCAAACTAAATTATCGCTCTTTCACACAGGTAGTGATACTTGGTAGTTCAACATTCATTCCATTCATGCAGTTGAAGGCTCGACATCGTAGAGAGGTCGTGGAGGAAATACTGGACATACAGATTTTCTCTTTGATGAATATGTTACTCAAACAAAAACTCAAAGACTTGCAAGAGGAACTAAGAGCTATTGATAATCGTTATGAGTTAAATGTTGAAAAGATTAGTCTGCAAGAGAACTACATTGACGATTTAAAAAAGAATAAAGACAAATTAATTAAGACCAAGAAGGACTCAATAGAAAATAATACCAAAGCAATAAACGTAAGAACAGAACAACGTACAGAGATGGAAGATCAGAATAAGATTTATCGGGACAAAATAAAAGATCAAAACGACACAGAACAGAAAGAAAGAAAACTCAAAGACCTTCGTGCGACACTTGCAGAGAAACACAAATCACATTCATCTATGCTTGGATTCTTTAACGATAACGAGGATTGTCCAACGTGTCAGCAACACATCGATGAAGTGTTCAAAGAAGAAATGATGGTCAAACAAAAACAGGAAGTTGAGAAGTACCAATCTGGTATGGATAAGATGAAGTCAGAGTTATTGTCAACCAAAGAACGACTCAAAGAAATTAAAGCAATTGCAGATAAGTTTCGTGATAATCAATTATCAATCATGTCTTTGAATACGTCTATCATTGAGTTGGAAAAATTTAATCATAAACTAAAAGACGAAATAAAATCTTTCAATGGTGGTGGTGTCAGTAAGTCTGATACCGACAAACTGAAAAACCTAAAAAATGAACATGAGAAGATTGACGGTGAACGACAGTCTGCAAAAGAAGAACGTAACTATGTAGAGGCTGCAAAGATAATGTTACAGGACACTGGTATCAAGACCAAGATTATCAAACAGTATCTACCGATTATGAACAAGTTGATAAACAAGTATCTCACATCGATGGAGTTCTATGTAAACTTCACACTGAATGAAAACTTTGAGGAAACCATCAAGTCAAGGTTTCGTGATGACTTTACCTATGCGTCATTCAGTGAAGGTGAGAAGATGCGTATTGACCTTGCGTTACTTTTCACTTGGAGAGCGATTGCAAAGATGAAGAACAGCACCAACACAAACCTGTTGATACTTGATGAAATCTTTGACAGCTCTCTGGACGGAACTGGAACAGATGAGTTTCTAAAAATACTGAACACGTTATCTGGTGAGAACGTATTTGTGATTAGTCACAAACAAGATGTTCTGGTAGATAAGTTCAAAGACACTATCAAGTTTGCAAAGGAGAAAAACTTTAGTCATGTTGTTACTTAATGGAGACTGCATTGAACAAATGCAAAAACTAATTGATGAAGGTGTGCAAGTAGAATCAGTTGTTACTGATCCCCCTTACGAACTTGGATTCATGGGTAAGAGTTGGGATGCGAGTGGAATCGCATTTGACAAAAAGACTTGGAAACTTGCATTTCAGTTATTGAAGCCAGGCGGTTATCTACTTGCGTTCTCTGCGTCAAGAAATTATCATCGCATGGCTGTCGCAGTAGAGGATGCTGGGTTTGAAATTCGTGACCAGATTATGTGGATATATGGAAGTGGGTTTCCAAAGAGTTTGAATATTGGAATGGGTGTTGATAAGAAACAAGGTAATGAAAGAGTTACAGTGGGAGAAAGAACTCGAAATGTAAAACCATTTGATGATGATAATGGTTGGAACTCGAATAATACAACAGGAAATCATATTTACACAAAAGGTAATACAGAGTGGGAAGGTTGGGGAACTGCACTCAAGCCCGCACACGAACCGATTGTGATGGCAAGAAAACCGCTCGAAGGAACGGTTGTAGATAACGTATTGGAACATGGAGTGGGTGGCATCAATATTGATGAGTGTAGAGTTGGGAAAGAAATACTTGAAGAACAGATAGCAGGTCGGAGTAATAAAATAGGAACATTTGAAAGAAAAAACATGATAACACCAAAAAGAGAAGGCAGATTTCCATCAAACGTAATGCATGATGGTAGTGATGTTGTGCAAGATATATTTCCAAATACAAAAAGTAGTAATGTTTCAAGAGAAAGAAAAGCAGGAACTGAATTTGGTCAAAGTTCTGGTTGGAACAAACATAACAATGTAGATAGTGGTTTGATGCCTGCATATGGTGATGAGGGTTCTGCATCAAGATATTTCTATTGTCCGAAAACATCAAAGTCAGAAAGAAATCAGGGGTTGGTTGAGTTTGATGATAAACAATACAGCCATGATGGTAGAAAGAAGTCGATTGAAAATCCATACCAGAGAAACAAAAGTATATCTAAAAATAGTCACCCAACAGTCAAACCAGTTGAGTTGATGAAGTATCTATGCAGACTTGTAACACCGAAGGGTGGAACAGTTCTCGATCCGTTTATGGGTTCGGGTTCGACAGGTATGGCTGCAAAAGATGAGGGGTTTGATTTTATCGGTATCGAAAGAGAAAAAGAATACTTTGAAATATCAGAGCAAAGAATAAAAACAACTGCACCACTATCGGAGTTTTTTGCGTGAGAGTTGTTGGAATATCGGAAGGGTATCATGATGCTGGTTACTGTGTTTTGGACGGTGATGAAATTACTCATGCATCTCACAGTGAGAGATACAGTAGAGTCAAGAACGATCCGTTTATTCACGTTGACCAAATATTAGAGAATGTGCAAGATGAAAATGATACGGTTGCATATTATGAGAAACCATTCTGGAAAAACCTAAGACGATTGTATGCTGGTCAGGGTTGGGAAAAGGTACGCACCAAGTATGATGTTTCCTTTGGACACCATCAGTCTCATGCAGCTGCTGGTTACTATACTGCACCATTTGATGATTGCAATATTCTGGTGATAGATGCAATCGGTGAATGGGATACGATAACGATATGGGACAACATGAAAAAGATAAAGTCATGGAAGTATCCTTACTCACTTGGACTTTTGTATTCTGCGATTACGCAACGACTAGGACTAAAACCAAACGAGCATGAATACATTACAATGGGTATGGCTGCATTTGGAGAACCACTTCACGACTTGGAACACTTGTTGCACCAGAACAATCACATGGGAGTTGGAAACATCTTACCTATGGTAAAGAAAGTAGATTTGGCTGCATCGGTGCAGGCACTTTATGAAAAGAAGTTTCTGGAACTGGTTGATATGTGTCCCAAGAAAAATTTGATTATCATGGGTGGGTGTGCGTTGAACTGTGTTGCAAACAGTAAGGTGAAGGACAAGAACATTTGGATTATGCCATCGCCTGGCGATTCTGGAAGTTCGTTAGGTGCAGCTGCACTGGTGTATAAGAAAAAGGTAAAATGGAAGCACCCCTATCTGGGATATAATATATCCAGAGATGTAAATCCGAAAGACGTAGTGAAAGAGTTACTAAAGAATCAACTGTGTGGAGTTGCAAACGGACGAGCAGAGTTTGGGCCAAGAGCACTTGGTAATCGTTCTCTGTTGGGTGATCCAAGATACGACATCAAAGACACAGTAAACAAAATAAAACAACGTGAGATGTTCAGACCATTCGCACCAGCAATCCTAGAAGAATACGCAGACGATTACTTTGATGGCCCGATGAATCGATATATGCAGTTTGTCGCAAATGCAAAACACGATCACAAGTCGGTGACTCACGTTGATGGAACTGCGAGAGTGCAACTGGTAGAGAAAGACAACGTATCAATTCTCAGACCAATCCTAGAAGAATGGTATGAGCAAACTGGATGTCCGATGTTATTGAACACTTCCCTAAATATAAAAGGACAACCAATCGTTAACACTTGGGAAGATGCGAAAGAATTTGAGAGGAAATATAATGTCCCTGTTTTCTAGAAAAAAGAAACTGATAGTTTCTGGTTGCAGCTATACGGATGATTATGCAACGACACAAAACTTAAAACCGTTTCCACTTTGGCCAGAGTTGCTTGCAGAAAAACTTGATATGGAATGTATCAATGTAGGCAAAGTTGCGTTTGGTAATAAAGCAATATACAGTACACTAATTGACCAAGTGGTTAGTCAAAAAAATGTTGGTTTGGCTATTTCAATGTGGTCAGAGTTTCAACGTGTATCATTTTATATGGGTGAAGGTAATCTTCCAAAAGGTATAGACGAAAAAATGTTGTGGTCGTGTTTTCATCCCGAAAGAGATTATTTGGAAGGTGAATGGCATGACCAGTTTTATGATGACGCAGAAAAAAATCCAGCAAAAAAAGATTACGTTTATAAAGTTAGTAAGGTGATTAGAGAACATGGTTTGGGTGGCATGAAGGGTGGAACATATGATTCAATCCGAATGATGTATTCTTTTCAAACTATATGTGAAAGTCTGGACATACCACACTTACAGGTGCAAGGTTGTATTCCGATCATGAGTAAGACAGGTAATCGTGGTCAGAAAGAATTGTGTCATTATATTTTGGACAGCTGTTACTTTGACAAAATAAACAAGAAAACATTTTTAGGTTGGCCAATCATGCCACAAATATCAGGAACAAATATTGATAATCATCTGGACTTGATTGACCCTGATAGAACCGCACTAAGAATAAGTCCAGAGGATGTGCATCCTAATGAGGAAGCACAAGAAATAATAAGTGAGATTTTGTATGACCAGTATAACAAGGTTTATTCTTAAGATAAGATTATTTCTTTCTACGTTTTTTATGCGAACCAAAATTCGTGAGGAAAAAGGTTTTATATATGATTTGCGTGGAGAAGAATTTAATAAACTACCAATGGAAGAAAGAGGAAAATATGTTCAACGTGATTACAACAAATATATGGAAGAAAGTGAATGAGTAAAATATGCAAACTAATTGAAGCTGAAAACCCTATTATGAAAGTTCGATTGTCGGGGTGCAGTCCTGATTTAGATAGGGATGATGTAGAAGAAAAATTATTGGACTCTATGAAAAATTATAACGGTATTGGTTTATCTGCAAACCAGATTGGTATCATGGAGCGAGTATTTGTGATGTACTCTGATGTAAAGAAACGAGAAACAATTACCTGTTTTAATCCAGAGATAGTAACCAAGTCCGATACAGAAATTCTTATGGACGAGGGTTGCCTTACCTATCCTGGCTTATGGTTGAAGGTAAAACGTCCAGATGGTATTGAGGTACAATATGAGGACAAGTCTGGTGAGATACAAAACCAAGCGATGTTTGGTCTGGAGTGTCGAATCTTTCTGCATGAGTATGATCATATGGAAGGAACGAATTTCACCCAAAAAGTGTCCAAAATTAAGTTAAATCGGGCTCTAAAACGTAGATCCAAGATGGTGAAGAGGTCAAAACTTGTTGAAAATCAATAACTTACATAGGGCTTGACAATACCCCCCGAAATGACCGATACTATATAAGTATTGAGAAAAAAGGTTATTACGGATGAGAGACAATTCTACACTTGCGAAGTTACTTGCAGAAGAAGATATTTCTGTCGTTCACAAAAAAGTTCCAACAGCTGCGTTCGATGTTAAACGTAGAGAGTTGATTCTTCCACAATGGAAGGAAATGCCCAAAACGATTCAAGACTTGATGACGTTGCATGAGGTTGGTCACGCATTGTGGACTTCTTTGGATATGCTAGATAAGATGAGAGAGCGAAAGATTGAGAAGTCTTTTGTCAATGTCATTGAAGATGCTCGTATCGAAAAGATGGTTCAATCACGATATGCGGGCTCAAGAAAAATCTTTCGACTTGGTTACGCCCAGTTGATTGCACAAAACTTTTTCAAGACTCAAGGTAAGGATGTCAACAAACTAAATTTGATTGACCGAATCAACCTATACTTCAAAAAAACTCCCGATATACAATTCACTCCAGAGGAACAAGTCTGGGTGAATCGTGTTGCAGCTTGTAAGACTGAAGATGATGTTCTGAACACCGCTGAAGAGTTATACAAGTGGATGCAAGAAAATCCAGAGTCACAAGAACAAGAACAACCAGAATCACAAGAAGAGTCAATGATAGACTATTCTGATGAGTGGGAAGAAATCGATCAGGATATGGAATCCTCCGATGAGAGTGAAAGTTCTGATGAGGAAACCGAAGTGACTGAAGGTGCTGAAGATGAGTCCGAAGATGGTGAAGAAACTGAAGCATCCTCTACTGAAGAATCTGATGAAGATGAAGATGGTGAGGAAACTGAAGAACAAGAGACAGTAAACTCTAAGGGTGCTGGTGCAGATACACCGATGACTGCAACCACTGATGACGCATCGAGTGAGTCTGCTAAACAAATGTTGGATGAGGAATCTCCAGAGTTAGGATACTATCAAGTTCCCAAAGCAAATCTTAAAAACATCATTGTTCGTTATGATGAGATTATGAAAGAACTGGATCAATATTGGTCAACAACATATCCAAGTGATTATGAAAAGTCTAAAGTGTTTTACGGAAATGACATAACCAAGTTAAAACTTGAGAGTAAAAAAACTATTTCTTACATGGTCAAAGAGTTTGAGATGAAGAAGGCTGCAGAACAATATGCTCGTGCGTCTACTTCTAAAACTGGTAAGTTGGACTTGAGTAAGGTTCACACTTACAAGTACAATGATGACTTGTTTGCAAAAGTTACTACTCTGCCTGGAGCCACTAATCATGGAATGGTGATATTCTTGGATTGGTCTGGTTCAATGTATAGTAATCTAGAGGGAACCGTCAAACAGTTATACAATCTGTTGTGGTTCTGTCAAAGAGTAAAAATACCTTTTGAGGTCTATGCGTTTTCTGATCACTATCGAAGAGCTGGTTATGAGAATGGTAGTAAAGAGTACTATCAGAAACCAAGAGTAAATGATTTGGCTATAGAAGGTTTACATTTGTTAAACTTCTTTTCTAGTAACATGAGTACGAATGAGTTTAACGAAGCGATGGTCAAGTTTCACACTCTGGTAGGAACTGTCACTCACAGACAAAGTTATTATTGTCATGACGATAGACCGTTCTTATCATGTCCAAGAGGTTATGACTTGTATGGGACTCCGTTAGATACTGCGATTCTTGTTGCTATGGATGTTCTACCAAAGTTCAAGTCTGAAACTGGTGTTCAAAAAGTCAACACTATTTTCCTGACTGACGGTGAAAGTCAAGCAATAGATTGGTATATTGATATACCAACTGACGAGTATGATGATCGTGAGTATAGACATAATCGTCTAGAACGTAGAAACGATATGATCGTGACTGACCCTGTAACTGGTAAGAAACTAAGACATAAATCTTTTAGAAATTATTACAACTATGATGATTATTCTCAAAAGAGAACTGCGTTCTTTTTATCACTACTCAAACAAAGGGTTCCTGATATGAATGTGGTAGGATTCTTTATCGCTGGTTCTGGTAGGAATGGAAAGGTGGCCAAGAGAACTCTCCAAGAAAAGTTTGGTTACGATTGCGATCTTCAAAAGATTCGTAAAGAACTAAAGAAAAACAATGTCGCGGTTTGTAAGAGTGCTGGTTATGATGAGTACTACATTCTACCTAGTATGGATATCGACTTGGAGAACAAGGGTATCGAGGTTGAGGTTGGAGCGAGTAAGTCTGCCCTCAAGAGTGCGTTCAAGAAAAACTCAACCAGTAAGACTCTAAATCGCCCATTATTGAATAAATTCATTGGAATGGTTGCGTAAAACCCCTGATAAATCAGGAACTTATAGGGGGCTTGACAATGCCCCCCAAAATCAACGATAATATATGTATAGTGTGAAAAATGATGAGGTTACATTATGATTAAATTAACTCCACAACGATTAAAGTTCGTAGAATCTGCGACTGAAAAATTTGGTGATGGTGCTGTTCTTAGTCGATCACAAATCAATGAGTTTGTTCAGTCTACGGGCATTTCAAATCCATCTTGGTTCAAAAGACCTAAGTATCGAGTAGGTGCAGCTCAATACAAGTTGCCCTCTCTTGGGGATATTGAAAAGGTTTCTAGGAACATTAAAGTTTCTAAACCAGTTTCAACACCAGCTCCTGTTGTTGCAGAACCAGTTGCCCAAGAGGCAGTTATGAGTTTGGTTGCGACCAATATGGAAATAGAAAATTTAGTTCCTAGTCCCTTTGAAGGTTTTGTGCCTTGGGGTCACTTTGCGACAATCAAAAAGATTGTCGAGTCTAAGATGTTCTATCCAGTGTTTGTTACTGGTCTTTCTGGTAACGGTAAAACTTTGATGATTGAACAGATTCACGCCAAACTCAAAAAGGAATTGATTCGAGTGAACATCACCATCGAGACTGATGAGGATGATTTGCTCGGTGGATTCCGATTGATAAACGGTGAAACCAAGTTTGTGCCTGGGCCTGTTATCGAGGCGATGGAACGTGGTTGCACGTTGCTCCTTGATGAGTGTGATTTGGGTTCAAACAAGTTACTCGCACTTCAACCAGTGCTGGAAGGCAAGGGTGTCTATCTCAAGAAGGTTAACAAATGGGTGACTCCGAAAGAAGGTTTCAATGTGATGGCGACTGCCAACACTAAGGGTAAAGGTTCTGAGGATGGACGATTTATCGGAACTAACATTCTGAACGAAGCGTTCCTAGAACGATTTGCAATCACTATCGAACAACCCTATGCGACTACTGCGACTGAGAAAAAGATTGTTCTTGGTTCAATGAAGAAGTATGGTTCTGTCGATGAAGAGTTTGCGACCAACCTAGTCACTTGGGCTGAGGTCATTCGTAAGACTTTCTTCGAGGGTGGAGTTGATGAAGTTATCTCGACTCGTAGGTTAGACCACATTGCAAAAGCGTTTGCAATCTTCGAGGACAAAATGAAGTCTATCGAGTTATGCGTCAACCGCTTCGATGACGATACTAAAGAGTCGTTCATGGATCTCTACACTAAGATTGATGCTGGAGTTGACCCTCTCGCTGAGACTGTGAATGAGACTGATGAAGATGAAGATGAAGAGGAAGCACCATTCTAATATAAATAACTTGGGGTGAAGTAGCTTGGACTACGCTAAAGGATATCCCTCTAGAAATGAAAGTTCGATTCTTTCCACTCCAACCAAAAACCAAGACCGAAAAAATTTCGGTCTTTTTGTAATATGAGATATACAAACCTTATATATAATAATGTAATTGCCTTTTTAGGGATTACAACTTTAATCTTGCTTAATTTAAGGAGACTATAATGGTTACTACTAAAGCACTATTTGATAATTTTAACGTGAATCAACTTACCCCCTACGCTGTAGGTTTTGATCGTGTATTCGACAGACTTGTGGATTACACTAACAATAACATGAACTCTACAGGTTTCCCTCCCTACAACATTAAAAAGGTTGGCGACTATGGTTATGAGATCGAACTGGCTCTGGCTGGTTTCGGTAAGGATGATATTGAAGTGGAAGTTGCGAATGGCGTACTAACGATTCGTTCTGTAAAAAATAATTCAGATGAATCCGAAGTTCTTCATCGTGGAATTTCCTATCGTAAATTCAATCGAAAGTATACACTTGCTGATGATATTATTGTTACAGGTGCAAAACTTGAGAACGGTTTACTACTGGTTCAACTTGAACAAGTGGTTCCAGAAGAAAAGAAGCCAAGACTTATTGACATTAAATAATATCTTGTGATGTTCTATTGGGGGGTTGACAATACCCCCCATATTTTTATACAATAGATTAAATTGAAAAAGGATTTGTTATGAGTGATGAAAAAACAAAATCAAGAAAGGGCAGAAGTCAGAACGTGATGGTAACAGAACAGGAGTTGCCTGCTGTTCAATTGGGCGTAGAAGTCCTTACTGATAATGGTCAACTTGAACTCCAAAAACCCCCAGAAAAACCTTTTACAATCGGAGATTACTCTAACCTATTAGCATTTGGTGGAGATAAGAAGGGGGCCGAGGAAATGACTCGTAAAGCAAAAGATGCACTAACTAAGGAGGGCAAACAAATGTCTGAAGATTTCCAACTAATTAAACGAAAAGAATTTATCAATGCAGAAAATAATATTAATGCAGATAGAGAAGCAGAAAAGAAACGATTGGAAGAGAAAGCAGATCGTAAAAGGAGAAGTCGAGCACTTGCAGCTGAATACAATCGTAGACAAGAAGCTGGTGAGGACTTAACTGAATTTCATGGTAATATACATCCAGATTCAGACCTTGCACAAGAGAAACAAGGTATGCAGATTGCAATGCGTCCTAAGTTAGCAGTCAACGTAATGCGTGTTCAGTTTCCGTTAGAAGTTATAGAGGAAATTAATGACCATATCGATGACACCATTATTCCAAATGATGTAGATTTTTCATCTGGTCTTGTCGGTCAGATTCGACAGAGTGAACGATCCAAGCAACTTCACTTTCCACATGAGGGTGACGAGTATGGGGAACAGTTGAATACTGTCCTATTAAAACTTGCTCATGAGTATATGGATAGAACTGTAGGACTTCCTTGTGAAATTGATACGCAGTCTATGTGGACGGTGCATAGTTATGAGGGTGATTATAACCCTGTACATGATCATGGAACTAGAACTCAAATGGGACTGTCCTGTATCATGTATCTAAAAGTTCCACCGCAAATATCAGCACTTGATAATCCATCAGAAGAATTTGGTGGGCTCAATCAATCGTCTGGTGCAGTAGATGGTTTCACCTATCTTACATGGGGAACAAACGGTGTAAGGGATGTCAATATGCTTAGACCGATTACTGAGGAATACGTCAAACCAGAAGTGGGTACGATGTTAATGTTTCCAGCATGGTTGCGTCATGGTGTCAATCCGTTCTTTGGTGAAGGTGAACGCAGAACAATGTCTGCAAATATAAATGTTTTACCAAAAGCAAAAGAGATATCTGAAAAAGGTTACAATCAAAACGTAGATGATGAATCAGAAGTGGAAGAGTCTGAATAATGAAACTTGCAGAACTCGCATCAAATAATCAACCCCCGAAACCATCGGGGAAACCAAAGATTGAAGCAAAGATGAAAGTCAAAACTTGGCCTGCATTGCATATGCTGTCCGTTGATTTTCCAAAACCATTTGTTGATGAGTTAAACACTTTTATAGATGAAGTGATTATTCCCTCTGATAAAGATTATAGTCACAGTCTGGTTGGACAAGTTCGACAGGATGAGAAATCTAAACAACTAATGTTTCCAATGGACGAGCATGAGTTTGCAGTTGAGTTTAAAAAGATATTAGACAGTTGTGCAACTAATTATATACAACAAGCATACAAAAAACAATCTCATGCTGAAACGTATGACGCATGGACGGTTCATAGTTATGCTGGTGATTATAATCCAAGACATTCTCATGGAGTTGCAACTTCAGCTGGTCTGTCTAGTCTTATGTGGTTAAAGGTTCCCGATTCAATTAAAAATATGAAACCATCTGAAGATATTAGTTTGCATCGTGCATCTGGAATAATAGACGGATGGACACAATTTACTTGGGGATTAAATTCTGCTCAAGATCTTTTTAGATTGAAATGTCAATCACAGGAAGCGATACAACCAGCAGAAGGAAAATTACTCATATGGCCTAACTGGTTAGACCATGAGGTGTTCCCTTTTTTTGGTGAGGGTGAACGTAGGACGTTTGTTGCCAACTTTAATATATTTGATTCTATACAAGAGAAAGAAAAGTATTCAAATGTACTAAAGGAACATAACAAACAAAGAAAGGAAACTTCTTCACGCATCAAAGACAGAATAATGGTTGCAAAAATCGATGAGTAACAGTAAACACATGATTCCCTACAAGTATAATGAAAATAAAGCTCTTGAGGAATTAAAAGAATATATTGATAAAACTTATGATGAACATTACAGTCGGAATAAGTTTCAAGCCACAGAGTTCATCATTGACGGTGGACATGGCGAAGGATTTTGTATCGGTAACATACTCAAGTATGCACAGCGATATGGAAAGAAGAACGGCAAGGATCGAAAGGACTTGCTAAAGGTGATACATTATGGTATCATAGCACTCTATATTAATGAAAATGAGGATATACAATGAAACTAAGTGAACACACTACTTCAGTACTGAAGAACTTTGCTTCCATAAATCAGAACCTAGTGATTAAGGAAGGCAAAACAATATCAACAATGTCTGCGATGAAGAACATCGTTGCAAAGGCAGAGGTTGATGAAGACTTTCCAAGAGAGATTGCAATCTATGACTTGAATGAGTTTCTTGCAGCTCTATCTTTATTCACAAATCCAGTTCTAGATTTTTCTGAAAACTATGTGATGATAACAGAGGAAGGTAAAACAGGAAACTCTCTGAAATACTTTTACTCTGACCCATCGGTTGTTACTACTCCAAGCAGTGAGATAACAATGCCTGAGACAGAGGTTAAGTTTTCTTTGGACAGTGGTGACTTGTCTAAGGTTCAACGTGCAGCCAGTGTGATTGGTTCACCTGACTTGGTTCTTGAAAAGAACGGTACTGGTTCTTACCTTACTGTTAAAGATAAAAAGAATGACACCGCAAACAATTATTCTTTAGACGTAGATGCTGAGGGTAATGGTGAGTATAACTTCTTTTTTAAAGTTGATAACTTAAAATTGTTGCCGACTAATTATGATGTCAATGTGTCATCAAAAAATATCAGTCACTTCAAAAGTCAAGCTGGTAACGCAGTCGAGTATTGGATAGCCCTTGAACCAGAATCATCTTATCAGGAGGTTGAATAATGAGTATTGATGAAATCATAGAAAGATTGCGTGAAGTTGAACAAGAAGTCATAGACTTACAATCAGTGAATGGTAATTTAGAAGCTAGGATACAAGAATTAGAAGAAGGATAGACAGGTATCCAACAAATTTGAGGTTTATATTATGGAAACTTTTTTGTGGGTGGAGAAATACCGCCCCACAACTATTGATGCGTGTATTTTACCAAACTCTCTCAAGGAATCTTTTTCTGAGTTTGTAAAAGATGGACACATACCAAATCTTATTCTGTCTGGTGGGCCAGGCGTAGGTAAGACCACTGTTGCAAAAGCGATGGTGGAAGAAATAGGTGCAACTTGGATGATGATAAACGGTTCTGAGGAATCGGGTATCGATGTTCTTAGAACTAAAATCAAAAACTTTGCATCAACTGTTTCATTGGAGGGTGGACGCAAGTACATCATACTTGATGAGGCAGACTATCTAAACCCACAGTCAACTCAACCAGCTCTGCGTGGGTTCATGGAAGAGTTTCACAAGAACTGTGGATTCATTCTAACCTGTAACTATAAGAACCGTCTGATTGAACCGTTACACTCTCGATGTAGTGTTGTGGACTTTATCATTCCAAAGAGTGATAAACCAAAACTTGCAGCTGATTTTTTTAGTCGTGTCCAAACAATACTGAAAGATGAGAATGTAAAGTTTGACCAGAAAGCAGTTGCAGAACTTCTCAATAAATACTTTCCAGATTGGAGAAGAGTATTAAACGAACTTCAAAGGTATTCTGCATCAGGTCAAATCGATGCTGGTATTCTTGTAAATCTATCGGAGGTAAATATCAATGAACTTATGGAGTCACTTAAAAACCAAGAGTTTACAAATGTACGAAAGTGGATTGTCAATAATCTGGACAACGATCCTGTCCGTATTTTTAGGAGGTTCTATGATTCTCTTTATGATCATATTGATAAGTCTACGATCCCTCATGCTGTTGTTATCTTGGCTGAATATTCCTATAAGTCAGCATTTGTCGCAGATCAAGAAATAAATCTCCTTGCGTGTATGACTGAAATCATGGCTCAGGTGAAGTTCAAATGAGTTATGAATTGAAAGAGTACCTAAACTCTATAAACCATAGAAAGAATAATCTCATGGACGGTGACGATGAAATGTGGGAGAAGAAGTATCCATCATTCATTGTTAACAAATGTCTTGCACCATTCCCTGATACTATCGGGTTGGTCAATGAGATAAACATCCACCATCATTTAGACAACAAACTACAATTTGACTTTTTACTAAATAGTATTAGACCACGCAAAAGATATACGCCGTGGGCGAAAGCAAACAAGGTTAAAAACCTTGAGTATGTGAAAGAGTATTATGGATACAGTAATGAGAAAGCTAAGTCTGCTCTTGAGATACTAAACGATGAACAGATAAAGACTATTAAAAATAGTTTGAATAAAGGTGGAAAAAATGGATAGCATTAACTGGTCACAGGAGCAGATGCTAGAAGTCGGATTGAAAGAACCAGATGACTTTTTAAAAATACGAGAAACCCTTTCTCGCATTGGTGTTGCTTCTAGAAAAGAAAGAAAACTATATCAGTCCTGTCACATCCTACATAAACAGGGACGATATTACATCGTGCATTTTAAGGAATTATTTGCACTTGATGGAAAACAAACTAACCTATCTGATAACGATGTTGCAAGACGTAATACGATTGCGAATCTGTTAAGAGATTGGGGATTGGTTACAATTATGGGTAGTGCAGAACCAGTGGCTCCCCTAAGTCAAATAAAAATCATTTCGTTTAAAGAAAAAAGTGAATGGATTCTTGAAACAAAATATAACATTGGAAAAAAACGAGAGGCATAAAATGATCGTAGATGCACTTAGAAAAAAGTATGAATATGAAATTATAGCTGCTAAGGCTAACATTGATGTATATCTAAGAAACTCAGCTGGTATCGGTGAACACCCTGATATTGTTGCTGCAGTAGATAGTGAAATGGAGAAGTTGGCAGACGCAGAGGACAAGTTGAAAACTCTAAATTCTAATTTTAAATCTAACTCAACAAATCCACAAGTATTAAGTGAGCAAAAGGAATTAGATATTTAGTTGACATTACCCCTAAATTTTTGTTATTATATTTGAATGAGGTTTTATACTAATATCACACAGTGGGGTAACAACCTACTGTTAAGAGAAGTTGTGAACGGTGAAAGAATTAATCGCAAGGTTAAGTATTCGCCCACACTATATGCTTCTGTTTTAAAAGAGACACCATACAAAACTCTTGAGGGTAAGTATGTTGCTCCTGTAAAGCATGATACCATCAAAGATGCAAAAGAGTGGGTTGAAAAATATAAAGAACAACCACATCTAATTTATGGAAACACTCTTTTTCCATACAGTTACATCGCAGATGAATATTCTAATAATGTCGATTGGGATATTGACCAGATACTTATTGTAACGATTGATATTGAGGTTGAGTGCGAGAATGGTTTTCCAAAACCAGAGGAAGCAAATGACCCACTACTATCAATCACTCTAAAGAATCACCAGAACAAAAAGATTGTTGTCTGGGGTATCGGTGATTTTGAAAACAGTCGTGATGATGTTTCGTATATCAAGTGTGAGTCAGAGAAACATCTCATACAAGATTTTCTTACATTCTGGGAACAACATAAACCAGATGTCATCACAGGCTGGAACACAGAGTTTTTTGATATTCCTTATATCTGCAATCGTATATTAAATCAGTTTGACGAAAAGGAACTCAAGAGACTATCGCCTTGGAGCAACGTATCAGCTCGTTCTGTTTACAAGATGGGTCGCTCGCATCAGGTGTACGATATCATGGGAGTAGCTAATTTAGATTTTCTTGACCTGTATCGTAAGTTTACCTATACAAACCAAGAGTCCTATCGACTTGATCATATCGCATTTGTCGAGTTGGGTGAACGTAAAGAAGGCAATCCTTATGAAACTTTCAGTGAATGGTATATCAAAGACTACCAATCTTTTATAGAATATAATATAACAGACGTTGAGCTGGTTGATAAACTCGAAGATAAGATGAAGTTGATTGACCTGTGTTTGACGATGGCTTATGATGCAAAGGTTAATTATGTTGATGTTCTTGGTACAACTAAATATTGGGACATTCTAATTTACAATCATTTGCGTAAAAAGAATATAGTCATACCACAAAAGAAAGAACATGAAAAGTCTGAAAAGTATGAGGGTGCATATGTAAAAGATCCACTTGTCGGTATGCACAAGTGGGTGATGTCTTTTGATTTAAACTCTCTGTACCCACATTTAATTATGCAATATAATATTTCACCAGAGACACTTATGGGCTGTCCTTTCAAAGAAAAGGACATCACCGTAGACAAGATGTTAGATGGGGAAGTCAAAGACTCAATAATGCAATCTCTGAAGGATAAGAATGTAACTCTCACACCTAACGGTGCGTTGTTTAGAAAAGATATAAGAGGGTTTCTTCCAGAGTTAATGCAAGGTATTTACGATGATCGTGTTAAGTACAAACGATTGTTGTTGGAGGCAAAACAGGAATATGAAAATACAAAAGATCCTAAACTCAATAAAGACATTTCTAGATACAACAATATTCAGATGGCCAAAAAGATTTCTCTCAATAGTGCTTATGGTGCCATTGGTAATAACTGGTTTCGTTACTATGATCTGTTGGTTGCTGAGGCCATTACTACTTCTGGTCAGTTATCAATTAGATGGATTGAACGCTCTCTTAATCGGTATCTTAATCAGACTCTTAAAACCGATGACTTGGATTATGTCATTGCATCAGATACAGATTCAGTTTATATTACTTTTGACAGACTCATTGACAAACTCCCTATACAGGAACAAGACACTGGAGAAGTCATCAATTTCTTGGATCGTCTTGCTAGAGAGAAAATTGAACCATTTATTGATAAGAGTTATCAGGAGCTCGCTGAACACATAAACGCATACGAACAAAAGATGTTCATGAAACGTGAGGTGATTGCAGACAAGGGTATCTGGACTGCAAAGAAAAGATATATTCTCAATGCGTGGGATGTGGAGGGTGTTCGATATAAAGAACCCTCTCTCAAGATTATGGGTATTGAAGCAGTCAAGTCATCTACGCCTGCACCCTGTCGTGAGAAGATTAAACAAGCTCTCAAGATTATTATGTCCAGTGACGAAAAGGAACTCAATGACTTCATACAGGAATTTAGAACGGACTTCATGAAAATGCGTCCAGAAGAAATTGCGTATCCACGTTCCGTCAATGGGATTGATAAGTGGACTGAATCTCACAATCTATTCAAGAAGGGCGCTCCTATACATTGTAAGGGTGCAATACTTTACAACTATCTTCTGAAGAAAAATAAACTTACACACAAGTACCCCTTAATTCAAAATGGAGAAAAAATTCGATTCTTACATTTACGAGAACCTAACATTTATCAGTCAACAAGTATATCGTTTATCACAGAGTTACCAAAGGAACTTGATATTGCTCCATTAATTGACTATGATATGCAGTATGAAAAAAGTTTGGCTGAACCGTTAAAGTTTATTACGGATAAAATAAAGTGGAATTTAGATATGAGTTTTGGGACACAGTTAACACTTGAAGGATTTTTTAATTGAATATAGAATTATATAATTTATTGAAAAAGTGTGTAGACCATACTGGACTTCCAGTGATGCATAAAGAATTATTTCTTGATACCACAGAAAAATATGGTAAAGAATTATTTCGTAAAACACTTGCGGCATACATTACAAACGAAAAACCACCTTACCCACTTAAAGAATTTAACATGGAAAAGGTAGTTACTAATTTTCGTAAATTGCAAAAAGCAGACTTTACAAGATATTTAAGTCAACCAAATAATATCATGGAAAAGTATGATGATTACAAATATTCATATGAAGAATATGGTTTGGGTTTGATAGATGGCCCTAGTACATTCAATTATTGTGCAGATGCATTTATGAATGATTTAAGAATGGAGTGTGGTTCTTATGGTTTTAAATCTCCAATTCAAAGATGGAATGAAGGTGATAATATTTGGGGTGCATTTGGGCCTATTTGGAGAGGTGTTAATGATAAACAAGAATTAAGACCCAATACTTATACTATGTCTTTCAGACTTGGAACTTATATTGCAACACAGTTTAAACCGATTGTTGCCAAAACAATTTATGATATGACTGAAGCAAAAGTAGTATTGGATACTTCTATGGGTTGGGGTGATAGATTGACAGCATTTTATGCTTCTAATGCAACTCATTACATTGGTTGTGATCCTAATCCAAACACGTTTAAAAGATATCATAAAATGATTGAGTTTTTTGATAAACTAACAGGGGGCAAAAAGACTATACAGATATACAATTGTGGTGCAGAAGACTTGCCTTGGGATGAAATTAAAAATGTAGACTGTGCATTTACTTCACCACCATATTTTTCTACGGAGAGATACAACGAGGGTGGAGAAAAAGAAGAGCTACAGTCATGGTTTAAATTTAATGAATATGAATCTTGGAGAGATAATTTTTACCTTCCAGTATCACAAAAAACATTTGATTCATTAAATGATACTGGTGTTATGATGATTAATATTCTTGACCCGAAAGTAAAAGGTAAACGATATCGTTCTGGTGATGAACTTGTAGATATGTTACTTCCAAACTTTATGGGACAAATCGGAATGAGAATTATGCAACGGCCGCAAGGGGCATCTGTGTTCAAAGATGAAGATGGAAACTTTGATAAAGATGCAATGAACGAGTTTATGGACAGAATATATATTGAAAATATCTGGTATTTTAGTAAAGACAAAAACAAAGATATTTTTAGACATATAAAAAGAAATACATTGGAGAAATTCTTTGCTTAGACTACCAATTATATTTAAAGAAGAATTAAAACCGATTGTAACTTGGTGTGAAAATGACATAGAATTTTCTCCTGTTATAACGAAATATAATAAGGATAAGCAATGGTCAGCTATATCATTACGAGGATATGGCAAAGATATTTACCAGATAGGTAAAGGTGGAGTTTTAGGTACAGGCGAAGTTGATGAATTACAAGATACTTCTTTATTCAGAGAATTAAAAATCCATAGAATTTTAGAAAAGATTCCAGCAGAGACAGAACGAGTCCGACTAATGAAACTAAAGGCTGGAACAAAGATATCAAAACACAATGATAGAGTTGATAAGGATATAAAAAGTGGAAAAATAATTCGGTTACATATTCCTGTTATAACTCACAAAAAAATTCTCATGAAATCATGGTTAAAAAATTTGACAGTAGAAACTAATTTCAAAAGGGGAGAATGTTGGTGGTTAGACGTAAGTCGAGCTCATGAAGTAAATAACAATTCTGATGTAGACAGAGTACATCTAGTTATAGATATTTTTAATAATGATACAATTAGGGAATATTTTAATCGTCCAAATTTAGATGATTTTGAATCTGTATGGGAAATTTTTAAACAAAATAAAGAATGGTTTCCTCATGTGCGTAGTTATCATATAAGACATAGATTAATGTGGGGTCAAGTGTACTTTAAGAATAATGTTGTAATTACATACCAGCGGTATAAAAGAGATAACAAACTTGGCAGTGCTGTAGCAAAAGAGGGGGATACAATTTTACATCAAATAGTGGCAAAAGAAAGAGATGGCTCTGCACAGAAAACGATTAAAGAATTTTTTGAGTTTGTTAATGGAAACGTATGGTTAACGGTGCGAGAAAATAATAATCGAGCTAACGCATTTTACAAGAAGATAGGAATGGAACAAGTCGGTAAAATAAGTTGGGTTCAAGGAAAAATGCCTGGCCTTGTTTGGAAATATTCAAAAAAGGCTTGACATCACTTACTAATTAGTAGTATAGTAGTATACTTAATCGTTATATATACTTATAACTTATAAAAAGATTTAAACAGACTATTGTTATCTGCATAACGCACCAAAACAATATAATTTAAATCTGGAGCTTAACATAGGAGAAAATATTATGAGCTTGCCTTTTTATCGATACATTGGGAAATCTCCCAAAACTGCATTGTTTTCAGACATTCAAACATACAAGAAAGTAACATTTTTAGATGAAAGTTTCATGTCCAGAGGGAGATGGGACATTATCAATGAACAAGAGTGGCTAGTAAGTTTAGTTGCTGGAATGTGTATGACTCCTTTGGTGTTGGTAGACATAAAGAAATGTTTATCTCATTGTATTGAAGGAACTGACGATTGGGATTATTTTAATGACCTATTAAAACAAGGTTATCAATATATTACCTGTGACGGTTGGAATCGGAACACTACATCATCCAAATATGCAAATAATAAGGTTCTTTTGAAAAAGGGAATCTACGAACAAGAGGGTGGATATCAAATCAAAATTCAAAAAGATTCAACAAAAGAAAATCTATCTCGTTCAGATAGAGTTTTAATTGATTCTTTAAAAGTTCCAGTAACATTTATTGAAAAAGCAACAAGAGAAGATTTGGGAAAAATCTTTGTTGGTGTTAATACATTAGTTGCACAAAATGCTATGGAACTACGAAACGCATTTAAGACAGATATCGCAGAACTAATAAGAAATTTAGCTACTGATCTACAACCATATTTTATGGCAACTGGAGATGGTTCTAAGAAACAAGGTCTTTTAAAACCTCTTGATTGTAACAGAAGGGTGCATGATGAATTTATTTTAGATTGTATTATGTTTACACATACTAAATTTGTAAAGAATTGGTCGAGAGAATCAAGAGATTTTTACTATAATAAAGATATATCTGGACTAAAAACTTCTTTTCGATTTAGTGAAGAAATTATAAAAAGATTGTTAAAGTCTGGAACAACGACAAAGACAATAAAGGCTAAGGAAGAGGGTGAGGATGACAAATTGGAAGCATCAAGGTCTTTTTGTATAAAGGATTTGAGGTCATTGTTCATGAACTTTATGTTGCGTGTAGAAATTGAAGCTAATGACAGTAAAATTGTTGATAATGAAAAGTTTGATAGATGGGTTCAAGATCAACATACTGCAATGTTAAATGACCCAACTATTCAAATGAAACAATATGAAGCTGATGGAGATACAATTAGAAAAGTATTTACTTACAAGTCTGCAAGTAGAAGAAGTCCAGATCAATTAATTTGGTCAAGAGGATTGTATCTTGAAGCTCTTTGTGATACAGACTTAATAATTTCAGTAGATCCACAAAGACTTTTTACCACAACCCAAAAATTTCAAATGTGGAAAGAACAAGGTGGAGTTGTAGGTAAGTCTGATGCTATTTGTCCAGAAACAAAGGAAAAGATTCCACTTGATCAACTTTACGAGTCAAAACTTTGGCAGGCAGACCACATTATCCCTTACGATAAAGGTGGAAAAACAGTGGTGTCAAATGGTAGAATAATATCAGCAGCTATAAATACGGCAAAGTCAAACACGATGCCAGAAGATTTGGAAGCTGCATAATTTAAAGGGGGGAGTTTTACTCCCCCATTTTTTTTATAGGTGAAAATATGGTAAATGATTTTTTGAAAGATATAATTAAGTCAACAGGTAATGAATACGCATCACTTGTTGAGGACGGTGTAGAGGCGGGAGATGTCGAAAGTTATATTGACACAGGAGCTTACGCTCTCAACGCACTACTATCAGGTTCTATACATGGTGGATTACCATCAAACAAGATCACGGCAATTGCGGGCGAAGCTTCAACAGCCAAAACTTTTGTTCTTATGAGTATTGTTAAAAACTTTCTCGATGCAAATCCTGATGCAGGCGTAATTTATTTTGAAAGTGAATCTGCAATCACAAAACAAATGGTCATAGACAGAGGTATCGATCCAAAACGAATGGTGATTGTTCCTGTGACCACAGTGCAAGAATTTAGAACACAAGCGATAAAAGTTCTTGATACCTATCTCGCACAGAACGAAGCAGATCGTAAACCAATGTTTCTGTGCCTAGATTCATTGGGCATGCTGAGCACGACTAAAGAGGTCGAGGATACAACTGACGGTAAAGAAACCAGAGACATGACCAGAGCACAAGTTCTCAAAGCTGCATTTCGTGTATTGACTTTGAAACTTGGTAAAGCAAAGATACCGATGGTTGTTACCAATCACACATATGAATCAATGGGACTTTTCTCGACAAAAGAAATGGGAGGCGGTTCTGGATTGAAGTACGCAGCTTCATCAATCGTGTATCTATCCAAAAAGAAAGAAAAAGACGGAACTGAAGTTGTTGGAAATATCATACACTGTAAGAATCACAAGTCACGATTGACCGTAGAGAATAAGATGGTTGATTTACGACTGACCTACGATAAAGGTCTGGACAAATACTACGGACTACTCGAACTCGCAGAGAAGTATGACATCTTCAAAAAGGTATCAACTCGTTATGAGTTACCAGACGGAAGTAAACAGTTTGGAAAAGCAATATTGAATGACCCAGAGACTTACTTTACGGATGAGATCATGAAACGGTTAGATGAAGCTGCAAACAAGGAGTTCAAGTATGGCGGTGAGAATAGTTGAGAACTGTTGTAGTCCATTGTTCTTGGACTTTGTGCGACACCAAGTAGAGCAGAGTGACCGATGGAATTTTAAGTATCCCTTGAACACTCCTTTCGATGAGAAACACGCAAAGTTAGAAATCATCGGTGGCCAAGGAGCTCCAGACCAGAGACTTGCTGGTATTGCAATGAGTTTGATGATACAGATTTATGAAATGGCATCTGACATTATCACTCCCAAC